CGATTCGGACAAGATGATGGAAGCATCAGACGAAGACGAAGATGAAATGACTGAGTCCAAGGACGAAGACGACGAAGAAGAAAAAATGTCTGAGTCTGTGAAGCGTAACTCCATGCCAAAGACTGCTGTTGATTTAATGCGTGAATACGTAGAAAAAATCAGTGCACCTAGCAACACTGAGTTTACTCCAGTAGGTACTGGTACAGGTGGTGATAAGCCAGCTGGTAACACCAAGAACCCACTAGCAGGTAAAAACGATATGGGCGGAAGTTCTGCTAATATCGCAAAAGGTGGTAGCGAAAATGCTCCAGATGGTCAGAGTCCAAACGGCAAAGCTGGCGGATTCTTAAAAAACGCACAGGAAATTGATGTTGCTAAACGCAATGTTAACAAGCCAGGCGGTAACAAAGGTGCTCAGAATTGGTACAGCAACAAAGCTAGTGCTAAATCGGGCGAAGGGCAAACTACCGACGGTTCAGTACCTGTTAACAAAACAAGTATTGAAAAAGGTGGTAATTAATTAGGGCAATAATATGGCTTTGTACCTAAAAGAGAATCTTACTTTTGATCGGGCACAGATAGAAGTCTTGACTGAAGACTCTACTACCGGTCAAGGTAAGAATCTATATATGAAAGGGATATTCATCGAGGGCGGCGTGAAGAATGCTAACCAACGTGTTTATCCCGTTTCTGAAATCAGTAAAGCCGTTACTCAGATCAATGAACAAATCAAGGGCGGACATAGCGTTCTTGGTGAAGTTGATCACCCTGATGACCTAAAGATTAATTTGGATCGTGTGTCACATATGATTGAAGGTATGTGGATGGACGGTCCTTGTGGTCACGGTAAACTAAAAATTCTACCAACACCAATGGGTAAACTAGTTGAAGCTATGATTACCAGTGGTGTCAAGTTGGGTGTTAGTAGTCGTGGCAGTGGCGAAGTAAATGAAAGCACAGGACATGTTAGTGGTTTTGATATTATTACCGTTGACATTGTAGCACAGCCTTCGGCTCCGCATGCATATCCTAAAGCAATCTATGAGGGCTTGATGAATATGCGTCATGGACACCGAGTGTTAGATGTGGCTCGTGATGCCACACAAGATCAAAGAGTACAAAAGTACCTGAAAGAAGGCATAACACGCCTTATCAAAGACCTTAAGTTAAAATAGGAGAAGTCGTAATGACACTAGATGCACTGAAACCATTGTTAGATAGTGAAATTATTAACGAAGACACTCGTACTGCAATCAGTGAGGCTTGGGAAGCAAAACTTCTTGAAGCCAAAGAAACTGCACGAGCTGAACTACGTGAAGAATTCGCACAACGCTATCAACATGACAAACAAGTAATGGTTGAAGCTCTAGATAAAATGGTAACTGAAAGTTTACAAAGTGAACTAGAAGAGTTTGCTGCAGAGAAACAAAAGTTAGCCGAAGATCGTGTGAAGTTTAAATCCCACATGAACGAAAGTGCTACTAAGTTCAATGATTTCATGGTTAGTAAATTAGCCGACGAAATTAAAGAACTACGTGAAGATCGCAAACAGTATGAGAACAGCATTGCTGGTCTAGAAAAGTTTGTTATCAAATCTCTAGCAGAAGAAATTCAGGAATTCGAGCAAGACAAGCAAGCAGTGGTTGAGACAAAGGTTCGTCTAATCTCTGGTGCTAAAGAAAAGCTTGCAGAATTACAACAGAGTTTCATTGCTCGTTCAGCCGAACTAGTAAAAGAATCAATTACCAAAAAACTAGAGTCAGAAATGACTCAACTCAAAGAAGATATCCAAATTGCTCGTGAGAACATGTTTGGACGTCAACTCTTTGAAGCCTTTGCAAGTGAATTTGCAGTTACTCATTTAAATGAGAACAAAGAAATTCGTAAGCTACAGGCTGTTGTTGCTGCCAAAGAACGTGCTTTAGCGGAAGCTAAAGAACAAGCCGAAAAAGCAGCAATGATTGTTGAATCAAAAGACAAAGAGATCAAAGTAATTAAGGAATCTACAGAACGTAAAGATATTTTATCAAATCTGTTGAAACCTTTAAACAAGGAAAAAGCTACAGTAATGAGCGAACTTCTTGAGAGTGTGCAAACTGCTAAGTTGCAGAGTGCATACGAAAAGTATCTACCAGCTGTTCTAAACAACACAGCTCAACCAGCTAAACAGCCTAAGGCCATGCTAGCTGAAAGCCGTGTAGAAGTAACTGGTGATAAATCTGCTAACACACCTGCTATCGAAGAAAACACTAATAATGTTTTTGAGATCAAGCGTTTAGCAGGGCTAAAGTAAACCCTAAATAGGAGAAAAGGAAAAAAATGACACAAGCATTACTAGAAAGCCGTTGGGGCGAAACTAAAGACGCTCTGCTAGAAGGCTTAAACGGTTCCAAGCGAACCATGATGGGTGTAGTATTAGAAAACACTCGTAAGCACTTGATGGAAACTGCAACTGCAGGTGCCACTGCTGCTTCAAACGTTGCAACACTTAACCGAGTAATTCTACCAGTTATTCGTCGTGTTATGCCTACAGTTATTGCAAACGAAATCGTTGGTGTTCAGCCAATGACAGGTCCAGTAGCTCAGATCCATACACTACGTGTACGTTATGCTGATACTACCACTGACAGTGCAAGTATCTATGCTACAGGTACAACAGCTGGTGACGAAGCACTATCACCATTTAAGATTGCTGTTGCTTATTCTGGTCTAACCAATGGTGGCACTGCTACTACTGGTAGAGCAGCTTCAACAAGCACCTTAGAAGGTGTAACTGGTAACAGAATCAACGTTCAAATCTTAAAGCAAGTTGTTGAAGCTAAGACTCGTAAGTTATCAGCTCGCTGGACTTTCGAAGCTGCTCAAGATGCACAAGCCATGCATGGTTTAGACATCGAAGCAGAAATCATGGCTGCTCTTGCACAAGAGATCACAGTTGAGATTGATCAAGAGATCCTAGGTTCATTACGCTCACTAGCTGCTACCGAATTCACATTCGACCAAGCTGCTGTTAGCGGTACTGCTACTTTCGTTGGTGACGAACACGCTGCACTAGCTGTTCTAATCAATCGTACAGCAAACCTAATCGCTTCACGTACACGTCGTGGCGCTGGTAACTGGGCAGTTGTAAGTCCAGCAGCTCTAACTGTACTACAAAGTGCAACAACTTCAGCATTTGCTCGTACAACTGAAGGTACATTCGAAGCTCCAACAAATACCAAGTTCGTTGGTACATTGAATGGCGCAATGCGTATCTATGTTGACAGCTATGCTAGCGATAGCCAAGCAGTTCTAGTTGGTTATAAGGGTTCAAGCGAGGCTGATGCAGCCGCGTTCTATTGCCCATATATCCCTCTAATGAGCTCTGGCGTTGTTCTAGATCCAGCAACATTTGAGCCAGTAGTTGGTTTCATGACTCGTTATGGTTATATCGAGTTAACAAACACTGCATCAAGCTTCGGCAATGCAGCTGACTACCTAGGCGAGATCGCTGTATCAAACCTATCGTTCCAGTAATTTTCCACTCGGGATGGGAAACATTAAAGGGCCGCAAGGCCCTTTTTTGTTAATATATTGATAAAAAATTGTATATGATAGTTTATGATTCTGAAATAAGCTTTATAACTGAGCAGCTAAAACCTTATAATGATTTAAAGTTATACATTGCAGTTGATCCTTACATCATGGATAAAGCTGTTATTGACAATATAAACCAATCCATAGATCTTGTTATTATTCCTCAAACGGCTCACCCATATAACTATTGCTCAGTTAGTGATTATTTTAAACTACAAGATATTAATAAACCATGGTTGCAGATAACTTGGAATACGCAATTACCGAAGACAGAAAATTATATAAATTTTTTTTACTGGGCAGCAAATCTTGAAGATTTTATGTACGATGCAGGTAACCAAGAAAAATATCAGACTAGTAAAAATTACAAAAGAGAATATTTGTACAGTTGTTTAAATCATATAGCTAAAGCACATCGACTCTGTACTCTTATTAAGATTTTTTACAGCAATTATAGCAATAAATGTTTGACATCTATGTCACGAACTACATCATTTGAAGATGGAAGATTATTAAATGAAGAATTAACTCGACGTGATATCTTAGAATTTTCAAATTATAGCGATCAACAAATATTAGATTTTTTTAATACATTACCTCAAACATGTGCTCAAGAAAGTGAGCATCATAAAGTCTCGTTTTGGGTACACGACGCATATATAAATTCTTATGTAAATGTAGTAACAGAACATGATTTTGAATCAAAATTTTTCAGCGAAAAGTCAATCAAGCCTTTTTTAACAGAAACCATAGCAATCTTCGTAGCTGGACCAGGCACAGTTCAATTATTAAGGGATATAGGATTGGATGTTTTTGATGATATAATCAATCACAGTTACGACAGTGAGAATAACCCAACTATTAGATTGGAAAAAATCTATACAGCGTTAGATCAAATGTCAA